GGATAAACGTATCCGACGCCGGTTCGGATTGCCGTCGACCTATAACTCCGGTCAGACCTATGGGGGTATATACTCCCTTGGGCCGGACTTGGGTAGCACGGTCGGTAACACAGCGGCATTCCGCCAGGGCCTCACTACGTGGCGTGTGGTAACTCGCACCTACTTTAGCGGGGCTTTCCGATATCACATACCGGCGGGAAACGCTGCCTCAGCTATATCGAGGTATGCGCTAACTGCTCGGAAAGTGTACGGAATTGAGTTAAGTCCGGAGGTAATCTGGAACTTAGCTCCCTGGTCCTGGGCCTACGACTGGTTTGGCAACGTTGGCGATGTCATGCACAACGTCAGCGCCCTCGGTCGTGATGGCTTGGTGATGGAGTACGGGTACGTCATGGACGGCCGTGTGACAGAGACAGACAGTGTTGTTGTCTCTAATCACGGTACGCACACGCGATCGCAGAAAACTGTGTCGCGTAGGCGTTACTCCAAACTATCACCATACGGGTTTGGCGTCAGCTGGTCGGGCCTTAGCTCGAAACAGCTGGCCGTCGTAGCGGCATTGGGCCTCTCAAGGGCTCCGTTTTAATGCGCGCTGCGAATCGACCTCTCCAACTCCGGAGGGGTTGTTCAACCATAGTTCTGGTCTAACCAACCGGAATTCCTGAAGGAGAGAAGCCCTGTGGCTTTTACAGATCCCCAGACCGTGACGTTCAACGCCGTGGCGACACCTCTGCCGCGGACGTCGTTTGCTGTGAACTCTGGTGAGTTCACGAAAGACGACGGTCTTTTGAAGCTGTCGATTAACCACACTACCTCAAAGGGTAAGGTGCGGCGCTTCATGAGCTTGACGCACTCCAAGATTGCTGCAGATCCTCTGCAGGCTTCGATCAACGTGCGGCTGTCCTCGAGAGCCTTCCTTGTTATGGAGACTCCGTTGTACGGTTACACGGTGCCCGAAGCGAAGCAGGTTGTGGACGCCTTGACAGCGTACCTCACTGCTTCCTCTGGAGCTCGGGCCACCCAGTGGTTGGGTGGAGAAATCTGAGGTAGCCATACCTCAGACCCGAAGGTCAGTTCCGTAAGGAACGGGGAACGGGGCTAGAGACCGCCCACCTCGAAAGGGGGAGCGATTAATAGCTCGAATGCTCTCTGGAAGGAGCTGGCAACTGAATGTGCCAGCATCTGCTGCACCAGCGCTACTCTCGACTATAAAAAGCTCGAGAGTCGTGTCAAAGGTGAGGGGATGTCGTTCCTGACCATCACCCTACCAAGCTTCGGGCAGGAGTTTCTAGCCTGCCTGGAGCGAGGGTTCGTTGACGCCTGCTCTTTTCCCGGCTTCAGCCGGAGGAGTGGTCTCCCCCTATTCTTAGGAGGTTTCCTGCGTCAGATCTTTGACACTAGTGGTGTTCTACTCGACGATCCCTCTCTGGACTGCATTGATGCTATCTTGCAGTTAACCCTGCTTTTTGGCAAGGTCCAGCTACCCTGTGCACCGCACAGGATTGAGGCGGCCGTAAGGTCGTACGTCGAGGTTGATTCGGAGGTTCGGAACAGTGTCACAATTCAAACTACGGAAGCCCGTGAGGCCTTTCGTAGAGTGGCTCTACTCCTTTTCAGTAGTGTTAGTTCTGCTGTTGATGATCTTGTTGACAGCGGCCGCATTGCTGGAAAGCACGGTCCGGGTGTTACAGCGGATCATTTGGTAGGTAATACCAAGTGGTCCAACACTCGTTGGACTGCGCGATTGGAGCATGTGTTCCCATTTGTGGAGCATGTCCTCCCGTCGGTCAGATATTGGCCGGCGGCGCAAAGTGCGAACTATCCGGAACCCGGGGACGAGCAACCCGTTCGGGTTGTATTCGTTCCCAAGACGCTCAAGACGCCACGTGTGATCGCTATCGAGCCAACCTGCATGCAGTATATGCAGCAGGCGCTCGCGGCGCCACTCACGCGGTACCTCGAGAAACGCTA